CTGTGCTTTGTCAATTTCTTTCCCATCAATGAACCCTTGTAGCTGTTGGGACTGTTGATCTATTTTAGTGATTTGGTCTTGATATATCTTTGTCTGTGCATCAATAATCTTGTTTTGTTCGTCGATGGCTGGTTGTACGCGGGCTAAGGCAGCATCGATACGATCTTGTTCAGTTTTAATCTGACTATTGACGTTGGCATCAGCGCCGGTACCTGTGGTTTCTAGCGTTTTAGCACGAGCTTCGGCTTTCTCTACTATTTCTGCTTGGCGTCGTAATTCTACTTCAATGCGTTGTAGTTGTGCGGCGTTTTCTTGCCCTTGTCCCACTTGCTCAATGTGTGCTTTACTAAGGAATCCAAAGATACCCATGCTTGTGATAAACATTAGTACAGCTACACTGGGTACCAAATATAGCCTCATGGCCCATTTGACTTGGCTCCAGTATTCGTGTAACCATACTGTAATCACCAATTTGGCCACTTCTAAAATAGTGCCCATAATTACAACTGGGATCACCGACGCAGCGAAAATGGCTGTAAGGCCCACAATGGAATAAAAAGCAGCCACGGTGCTGAGACACAGGGCCACTGCAAGCATGAGATAAGTTAAAAACATAATAGATTATTTACCGTTAAACCGTGCAGGATCACTAGCCACTTCAATACTGTACTTGACTGCAATCCAGGAAGCCCAGTTCTCATCTGGCACTTCAAACCAAACCAGTTGTCGTTCAAACAATATCATCAACTGACGAATACGAGCATGTGTCAGCTGACCACGCCGCACACAAGGATTGAATTTTCGACGCACACCTTTTTTGGTGCGCCAGTTGCGTCCGTACAAACTACGACACTCATTTATCAGTGCATACCAATGCTGCTCTGTAGGCACTGATATCCAAAATCGGTGTAGTGACCGGGTCGTTCTTTTAAGTGGATCCAGGGATTCTGACATATTGCTAGAGGCCCGAATTTAGATATATCAACTTCATACTTTTCACTGTGCTACTCCTATATGGCCTACGCTTGTCGTGTTGTTTCTGTTGCCAGAAAGCGGTTTAACAAGTTTCAATTGGTTCAACTTCGTAGCGGAACTCAATCAGGACAGTGCCACACCCTAAGAAATCTGGGATCGCATTACGCCGCGGAAGCAGTTCCCACTGCCCCTGCGGATTTCTTTGATTGTGCCTGGGCACTACTGTTTGATTATAGCACAAAAAAAGCCACCTTGCGGTGGCTTTAGGCTAAGTTGTTTTCTTGTTTTCTATTATTTCGGTACACTTAAAGGTTTTGTTGTCGACATAAAACCCGCCTAATCGTTCACATTCTCGAGCAATGCAACGATGTGCCACAAGCCAACCAATGAGCCAACCAATAGCAATACCTACGAAATATTCAATCATTTTTTCTCCCGAGTAGTTTTCTTTGCCGGTGCTTTTTTAACAGCAGGTTTCTTTACCGCTTTCTTTGCTGGTGCTTTCTTAGCGGACTTCTTAGGTGCAACAGGTTCATCATAAGGAGTTTGAGTCCAGTGTGTTTTCATCCAGACCTTTTCTGTGACTGCTCGATATTCTGTTGTACAGCCCAAGGACTTTTCAAAGTTTAACCAAGAAAGTAGATTATAGCCACGTGCTGGAATGGTCATTTTGTATCCATCCTTGGCCACAGCATCAATAAAGTAGTAACCGTCGTAGTCAATTTTTTCTTTGATCGGTTCTTTCATTCTTTCTCTCCTGTGAGTGCGTCACGGAAGCGTTCAAAGCGGGGGAAACGCAGGCTATAAGTGCCATCTTGGTTTTGTGTTACCGCATCAGCTTTGACTTCAACCACTCGACCAAGTAACCGATCACGATCTGCCCAGAAACTATCGCGGTCACTATCAGTGAGACCACTGCCAACATTAACAGTAATATGTCTATCATTGTCTACTCCTTCACAAACGATTGCGCCTAAACGACCAACATTACGACCAGTGCCTTCTTCAAACCCAATAATATTCAAGTCCACTGTGATCACCGGCTTCCACTTCATCCAAGAACTGCTGCGGCGACACTCGTACGGAGCATCCTGGTCCTTGATCATAATACCTTCGAATCCATCAGCAACAGCATCTTCTGCATATCGACGCATGACATCATGTCCTTCCGCAGTGTCTAAATCTACTTCGATACCGGGAGTGATCTGTACGTCCGGTGCCAGTGTCGAATCGTCTACCTTGTTGAACATGCGATGTAAGGTGTCGATTCGTTTATACTGCTGTGCGTTGTAGTGTCCTTCAAAAAAGGAATCTTTAGGCATGACATCAAATACAAAGTACTTGCTATCACTAGCGTCAACATTGGTCTTGCGTTGTGCCTGCTTCATTAAGGCTTGAAAGCTTTCACCAATGATTTCACCATCTAACACAAAGTCAACATACTGCCCGAATGCCGCAACACTGAGTTCACGTGCTATCGACCCCAACTGGTCTTCAATGTGCGGAAAGTTTGTGAACGGCTTGCCATTGCGACTAAACAGGTTGACACCGCCTTCCTTGTAGCAGATAGCAATAACACGCACACCGTCCAGTTTAATTTCCAGGCGTTTACGACCTTTTAGTTTGGCTGGATGGTCGTTGCTGTCTTGTGCCAACTGACAAGTAAATGTAGGGATAACATAGTCTGTATTCTTCAACACTTTATTAAGTGTCTTTTCTGATATGCCACAGCGTAGATCTTTGATCATGACTCTGCGGCACAGGTTGTTCCATTCTAAGCTGTCAAATTCCCCACTGAGCTCTGCAATAGTGTCTCTGGCGCGATGACCTGTAATGCTTCTGGTACGCAAGGCCTCTAACAAACCCCAGAACCGTGTCCACGGGTTGGGTCGATTCTCAAGACCTTGGGTCTCGGGAACCTGCCGTACGTTGTAAACATAAAAAGGATTGTAAGCCAGATAGCAATTGTAAAGGAAACATTGGGCATTGGTGCTGCCTAACCGAGCAGCCACAAGAGCTTTTTCGATTACGGATTCTTTATGTAAACGACTATCGCTGGACTCTAAATCTCGGATCCAATCTGCTGCCAATTTTAATCCATCAAAATCTTGGTCATCCAACTTGCGAATGTGTGTCATCTTATTTAATTCCAAATGTTTCAGTATATGTTATTATACAATGGACCTGATTTCTGGTCAATAAATACCGTATGACCACATATTCTTACGCCGATTACTCACCATTATCAGATACCTTTTTTGCCGGAGCCACCTTCAGTTACGCTCCGCTGACCATTGACACTGCCGGTATGGGCACCAACGATCGTTGCCAAACCTGGGCAATGACCTTTAGAGTCGGATCGGATTGGGTCACAGAACCAACTCGCATGTACCAAGGCTGTTTTCGCATGTACCAAACCTTTGACCAATGTGGTTCGTTGGTTCATCTAAACCAAGGTGCCTGGCAACACATGGGCAAAATAAACTTTGGATATACATCCGATTATTTCTTGGGCATACAGTTCACACCAGAAGAATTTGCACCTTATCGCAATCGATGGTTAGGACTAGTATCTGCTACCAGCGACAACAGAGCTGATTTTGAACAATGGTATTCCGGAGACAGAATCAAAAAAAACTACTTTGTACGAAATGTCTTGGTGGATTTAGAAACAAAACAAATTATAAAAAAATCTGATCGCAGTGCTTACAATGTAAAAGACTCTATTGATTTCTCACAAAATTGGCAAGTGGCCAACAATACACAAACAGCCGGACCGGGAGAATACTACAATTCAAGTTTCCTATTGCTGGGTGCTAGAAATCGCAACGAAGAAATTGATGATATAAAATTTACTGCTAATCAAACTCAATATCAGTGTCTGAGTACATGGTGCGCCATGGGCGCCGCTCTAGATCCCATACACCACTGGCCTGCATTGACTGGAACCGGGCTTGCTAGTACAGTTGAAAATGTAAGAGCTTGGCAGATACATCAGTTCCCTGATACCGGACGTTGGGTTGATGACAATTACTTGGGTAATACTAGATATGTTCCTGCCTTAGACGACGCTGTCAATACCAGATGGCCTGCTGATATAGGATGGACTATTTTTAGTAGAAAACGAGATGACCCGTCTCAACCTGTTTACCAAACTTATTAGAACAACTCAATTATGACCATGGTGGCCATAAAGGCCACCAATCCAATAAAAGTGCCCAATGCAAAGGCCAACACTGTCATTACAAACTTATTAAGCAATGATTCCATTATTGTATCTCCATGACTTCTTCATATCGGGGTGCCAAAGAACCTGAGTTAAAACCAGACATTTCAACAGCACCAGGGATTTCATGGCACTGGCAAAACCAACCTACAAAATTGTCGTAGTAGCCGTCAAAGCTAAAGGGCTTTAGTTCGGTCTTGCAGTGCGGGCACACGGGTTTCATTTTATCTCCGATCTGGAAAATATTCAAACAATACAAACTTGGCACGGTTCAACAGTTGGCGCTGGTCTTCCAGGATGTTAGCAAGAGTGTCGCTGTCGTAAGGACCATATGATACCATCTCTTGTGCATCCGACAACATACTGGCCGCAACCATTGCAGGACCCGAAAACTTAAAAGTAGAGCTGGACTCTATGGCTTCACGCATACCTGCTTCAGTTACGCCAAACATACGGACTTCTCTTTTTTCTTGTTCGGACAATGCTTGATAAGTTGCTGTAGTCATTTTCTGCTCCTGTTTGTTTACTGTACATACATTATAGCCGAAACGGGATTTCTGGTCTACTGTTTTTTTTGAGTGTTGCCTAAATACAACAGTTAAATCAAATGCCTATGTAGCAGACCTACCACATAAATCAACAATAATCCAGCGTTGATCACTATCAAACTCAGCTCGCGGATACGAATAGCCCATATTAGGTACAAGGTACTTCCTACATTTAAGAGATAGATGTTGAGAGGATCTATCTGTAGGCTAGTGGTCAATGCACCGCCTAAAGTAAGGAAACAGGCGGTCCATTTTAAGATATTATTCAGCATCAGACGTCCTAGCTGTTGACAGTATTGTAAGGGCTGTGGTCTTCGAAGATCCAACCTTGCTCTTCCAAGTAAGCGCGATTGGCTGGATTTTTAGTATATGCATCCAAGGCTTCTAAACGACGCACAATAGAGCAACGGCCTGTGCCGTGCTGGCGGTCACGATAACCATGCACTGACTTTGAGTAGTCGCTGAGAATTTCTGCTAGGTCTGCATCGCTGTAACGGCTGTTGAACCAATCCATTTTTTACTCCTGTTTGTTTACTGTAAAAACAGTATAGCATTTTGGGTATTTCTGGTCTACCGAAATTGTGTTGCGTTAAAACAACACATGCCACAAGAAAAGAGGTACAGCAAGGAAAAATGCAATAAAAAGTTTGGCCAAAGTCCAAAGAAACTTAACAAAGGTTACTATTCCCCAGTGTGGGAAGAACAAGAATCCTATCACAATCACTGCAACCAAAATCAACAGTGCTATGTAGATAGGCCAGGGCGGTGGAGTAGTATCAAACCCGCCGCGACCAAAACCACCACCACCAACAGATACCTGCTGTGCTATTAGTTTATTTTGTTCATCTAGTTTGTTGTTGGTTTGGCAGGCCGCACAAGTCAAAGTCCAACCATAGGTCATTACAGCGCCGCACTGGTTGCAGTTTGATTTGTATCTGACGTAATTGTTGTTGTCTTCGTTGCTCATGTTTGCTGGCCTTATTTGTTTACTGTAAAAACAGTATAGCAAGTAACCAGTTTCTGATCTACCAAAATATCAACAAAAAGTGTTGTTTTTCAGCAACAATTACACAGAAGTTGCTGGTATTTGAGTATCAGAGCCTATACCGGCATCGTCAAATACTTTAATATTTCTACCTTCTCTAAAGCTGGCGATGATGGCTTGCCCATATTGATTACTGGTGTCAGCAATAGAGGTAAAGAAATCATTCTGACCTTTTGGAGCAATATCTGTTCCAATGTCGTGTAAACTGCTGCCCAGACTCATAATGCTGCTTCTAGAATTGGCTGCTAAATCGTTGAAGGTCACTTGTGCAATAACCAAGTTATTTGTTTCTGCACTCAACTGTTGAGCCATTGTGGTGAAACTGGAGTTTAAGCTGGCAGCATTGCTGGCATTGTTGGCAGCAACGTTGGCAATGAGATTGGCCGCAGCCGGTATTAGACCGGTACTGAAAGCAGCATCCAAGTTGCCGTATGTTCCTTCGCCGGGCAATCCCATTGGAATAGTGATGGTAATTTCAATGGGACTGGGATTGATTACAGATGTGTAATCACCATTCAAGGTGTTTTGCATCACTGTGTATACACCATAAGTGGCATCAGTCAAAGTATACAAGGCATTGGCTGCTTGCATTGAGTTTATAGTGCTGGCCACCGAGGTGAATTCAGCTGTGTAGGGCACTCCAGCAGTAGCACCCATAAAGTCAAACAAGGTCAAAGTACCGTTTGGTCCTGTGCCTGTGGCCAGAGTGTTGTTGATGTTGGCTGCAACACTGGCCGGAACTGGTTTGGTCAACGATGTAATATCTCCGAGACCTGAATTGGTTTCAGTTGCTGCTACTGCTCGAGCAAATACCGGCAAGGTCAGTTGAAAAATATTTTTAACTTGTTGTAAGCTGTTGGCAATGGCTTGAGATGCCAAGGCTTGATCTGGTGGTATGATCTTGGACAGATTGATGTAGGCCGGGCTAGTACCATATACTGCTAATAAATTACTGTTAACTGTGGAAGCAGAAACATATACATTGCTGAGAACTGTGGCAGTGGGGCTGACGTCTGTTCCAGTGGGAGTCAAGTTAGTCAACTGCAAATAACTGTTGGGCAAGCTCTTTACAGGATTCAACAGGTCTGCCATTGTGGTCAAGTTAGCAGTGGTCACACTCAACAGTATTTTGACTTGTTCTAACAAATCTCCAGTGACGCCAGTCATGACTTGATAAATCAACAAGTCCACTGACGCAGCCACTTCAAATCCCTGTTGTATAGAATTAAGGTCGTCTACTGTGACCCCGGCTGTGATTAATCTTTGTGTTAGCTCCGGCATTATGCCGCCGGCCTGCGACATTTGATATAACAACACCCAAGGAAAACCAAAAAACGGTAACTTGTTCAAAGCCCAAGCATTTCCTAACTTGGCCAGATCAGCACCAAATACAGGCAGTGTTCTATTGATATCGCTGATGCCACCAGTGGTAATACTGTTCATGCTGGTAAAGGTAGTGTCTAATACAGCGGAATTTTTTACACTGTTGATGATGGGATTGTTTTGTACAATATAGCTTTGGCACTGACCATATACCTGTGCAAATTTCCCTAGGTCACCGTTGCCCAAAATTAAGTTTGCTTGAGAACTCACTAGACCTGAAAATCCTGTGACACTGTTGCCAATAGGCAAGGCACCAGCATAGGCAGCAGGCACTGCGTCAGTGATGGCTGGTAATGTAGCAGATCCTAGACTCTGTAATGAACTGAAGGTATTGGTAGTAATTTGATCATTGGCAGTGCCTACGTTAGCAAAGCCCGAAGACAATATGCCAAGATAGCTGCTGACAGCAGTGGTACTGACGTAGGAGTTGATGGCCACTGTCAAATTGCCACTTATTACAAGACCTTGATTTTGCAGAAGGCCATCTGTGGCGATCAGCATCACTGAACTATAAGGACCTTGACTCATTGATTATCCGATAAAGACAGATTCGCTGCCTTGAATTATTTGTGTGCATTCACTCATGCGATCGCCCACAGTGGCCACAGCGCGACCATTGACAAAAACAGAGCTACCTCTAGCTATAATTTTGCTCACATGTGGTACGCATTTGTTGCCCGAGGGCTTTTGATGTACAGTACTGGGATCACCGTCACGTGCCACTGGACGCCCGTCGATAAACACATCGGGAGATCCAGCCGCAATTGTGTATCCACTGCAATGTACAGCTCCGGCATCACCTTGTCTTGCTACTGCTGGCATATCGATTCTCCAATATATTATTTATGGGAGAAAATATGCCTATTTAATCATTTGCAAATAAGCATCAGTTGCTGGAGTGCGTATGCCTGTTACTTGTAGCGTTACTCTAGGATGGTGACTGGCATTGGCAGTAGCATGCGGAATGTTTTGCCAATCAAACGTAGTAACATCTCCTGCTTGCCATTGGCTATGGCAATAGTTACCGTAACTCCAAAACTGTCCCGGTTCCCATGCTGTCAACTGTATCTGTATACGTATCACGCTCGCAGGATTCTCGGGGCACCATTTTTCCAACTTGTCCAAGTGCAGATTCCATACTTGACCAGGCAGTTGTACATGTATGCGTGCCATAGAATCTTCCAACGCAAAACGATCAGCAATTGCCTGTAGCACTGGCGGAATATCCCAATTCAAATTACTAATAATGTAATCTTTGCCGTAGCCTTCGCGTTCAAGATCGTAATCTTCGGCTGCTAATTCTTCTTCGGGACGTGATTTGCCCACAGCACCGCGAGTACGCCAAGTGGCTTCTCGAGAATTTTCTATAATCGTCTTTAATTCTGTTGCCCAGCAGGGCTCAATAAATCCCAGACGCACCACACGATCTTGATCGGGATCAAATCTTCTGCTGTCAAAATGATAGCGACTGCGTTGTTTTGTTTCGTCCCACGAACTCTTCATATTACTGTTACTCCTATGTCTTGTGCTTTGTAATCTTGATAGTACTCGGCAGGCGGCGGTTCAATTCTTAAAGTTTGCGCCAGCACTCGATTGTTTTGCAAATGATAATTTTGACCCCATGCTGCCAGGATATCTCTGTTTTGATCCGCAATGATTCTGGCCATGTGTTTTAGATCAACATAGTATTGATTATAAGTGGGATAAGTGATGTTGAAGTGTCCACATTTGACCCACCAACCCAAACAAGCATCGTCGCTGCGATGTACAAGAATCACAGGGCAATCAGGCCAGTTACGCTTTAAGAAGTCGATGTGATGTGCAAACACGTGACTCTTAACAATGCGCACACCCTCGCCGGAGAATGGGCGGTCAAACTCAGCTTCACATTCAGCTTTGGTGTATTGATCCAATCGATCAAAGAAACCGCCAAACTCCATGCCAGGATCAAAGTAGGCACCCATGTGCATTAGTGTATTTGTACCTGATGCATCGTGCCAGTACTCACGTTCCGGACTGGCGTCTGTGCGATCAATGCTGGGACTAAAGTAAATGTTCTTGCTAACGCTGGACCACTTGGATCCAGGTGCTCCTGCCATAAAGATATATTTCATTTTTTTATCAACTCTGGTTTGTAAATTGCTTCAACACCGAATACGTTTTTAGACCACCAAACTAAATCTTTCAGTGCTTTTTCAGTTGTTAGTTTATCCAGTGCCGCCATGGCACCATTGACATCATTACCAACTACCCATGGATACTTACCTGTATCTCGCTCAATTGCTGCTACACTTTCAGGATCTGCCAACATTTCTTTCAAAGCTTGAATCAGTTTTTCAGCATTGGGATTGTTTTTGTCGACCCATAGACTCTTTTGTAACACATCTCTGTACTGCTTGACCAAGAGATATGCGTTATATAAATCTCCACTGGGTTCTACACCCCATTTGCGTTTGAATACTTCAACAAAGGATGGGGCAGAGGGATAATTGGCATCAGGTCCAATTTGTCCTGTGGTCAAATCAAGGATACCGTGACTGAACCAAAAGGTATTTTCTTTCATGGGCAACAAAAATTTGTTGTAAGCTGCTGGTGTTTCGCGCTGCACATTCAGTTCACCGCGCAGGTAAGCCAGGCGACGTTCATTGGCTTTCATACCTGACACAAACTTAAACTTGTCTCGATAGCAACTAGCATACTGGTCTAGTGTTTTATTGGGGCCGCAGATTAGCAATACCAAAGCCATGGCGTCTGGGTTATTGCCAGAACCTGCTGCAAAACGCACTTGACGATAAGGATCGCTGTCATTACGATGTCCAAGCACAATGGTCAGGTTCATCAATCCAATTGGTTGCCACGCAGCATAATTGTAATCGACTTTTTCTAACAAAAAGCTTTCAGCATTGCCACCGTGAGCAACCATGATGGCCTTGGGATCTTTTCTTAATTCATTATGGAACTTATTGGCACCGGGAATATCACGTGCACCCGGAATGTGTTCCAGCACAATCTTTTCACCTAACTTCTTTTCCCACTCTCTGGCAACGATTGTGGCCCACACACTGGTACCAGCACCAGGTTCTTGTGGTACAATAATTCTGTAGTCAGCATAGACCAAGTTGGCCCATACCATTAGTAACACTGCAAATAACTGTTTCATAAATTTCCTCATACGTAATTGATTCGAGTTCGATTAAAGAATAACCCATATATAGCTGCTGCGACTGCAATGGCTATAATTGTGCCGCTGATGGGTCTTGAAACCAAGTCCGCCAGTTCATACAACTTACTGAACTGTAGCCAACTGGCTTCTAACCTATCCGCTAACACAAAACCTATAATAACTGCGGCACGACTTAACTTGAAATGCTTAAACACAATACCTGCTATACAACATAAAACAAACATCACATAATCTTCCCAGTAACCAGTGTATTGAACACAGGACCAGAGTAATAACATCATCACTGGCCAAAAATAATAATGAAATGGAACATTCATTATTTTGATAGCATATCTAACAAAAAATAACGCAATAACAAAAGTCAACATCAGGCTGACAAAATAGCTGCCGCCCAATATCTTAAAGAATGTCATGTCGGACAACAGTTGTGGTGATCCTAATTCTATTCCCACTAACATAAACAAGCTCATAATAATGGCTTCAAATGGTGCAGCTGGAATTCCAAACAACACAGTTGGTACATAAGCTGTGGCTTTTTGCGCATTGTTGGCGCCTTCGGCACCAATCACACCTTTGACATTGCCTTCGCCAAACGGCACAGTTTCTTTTTTGTTTGTGGCCACTGTTTGTCCGTAAGCCAACCAATCAGCAATACTACCGCCAATTCCTGGTAATATGCCGATCACAGCACCAATAGCTCCACCGCGGGCGCCGTCCCATCGATGCTGCCATGTGTCTCTGACACCTTGGGCTATTTGTGACCAAACTGTACGGCTTTCTATACGTGCAGTTTCCACACGACTGCGATAAGCTTCCAGTAGTTCTGGCACAGCAAGAAATCCTGCCAATACAGGGGCAATTTGTATGCCAGACTGCAAGTAGTCCCAACCACCAGTCCATCTAGCTGCATTAGTGACAGGATTTGTTCCCAGCAAGCCCAGGAAGATTCCAGCAGCTAAGGCCAAGATGCCACGAAACCAATAACGACTGTTGACAAAGCACACACAAGTAAATGCCAACAAGATAAAGGCCAGCATTTCAGGAATGGCCATATACAGGATGGCTTTACTGTAATAAGGCAAGAACAAAAATACAGCAGCACCCCAGATTATACCATTTACAGTACTGGTAGTGATAGCAGCACTGAGAGCGCGAGCTCCTTCACCGCGTCTGGCCATGGGAAATCCGTCTACCATCGTGGCCGCAGATCCGGCAGCGCCAGGTATGTTCATCACTATGCTGGAGAAGCTGTCACCGATTGTGCTTGATACCACAATGGCTGTGGTGAATACTACCAGTGCATACGGATCGCCAAGAAACATACCAAGGAACCCATATATTGCCACTAATCCTGTGGCAGCACCGGCCACAGGAATAATACCGATTGCGAACCCGTACAAGGTTCCTGCCAACAACCAAAAAAGATATTCCATTAAATTTGAATTAAGTTTGAAATTTCAACCGGCAACCAAGGAGTGTCCATACGCTCCGGGTGCCAAACTACACCTGCTATTCTACCATCTATCCAAGCTTCACAATTTCCTGCTGCGTCTGTTACCAAACAAACGCCAGTGTCATGTAATCGAGTAACAGCCAAATTATGGTAGCTATTGACAACATGACTACCGCTGGCGTAATGAACAACGTGATCAATTCCCGCATGTCCGTCGATTTCATCTACTTTACCGCCTAATATATCTGTTAATAAAAAACACCCATGACATACACCTAATATGGGCTTGTGCTGTTGAAGCATGAAGCCGGCTAGTCGTAATTCTGTGGTGCGTCTTATTGCACTGTCGTCACCACCAGTTATTACAAATGCATCTAGCTTGTCGGCTAGTTGTTCAAAGTCTTGATCTAATCTATTTGCTACAGGAACAAGCGTGTGATTCTTTAAGTACTGATACCATCTGTGCTCTGTGGAATCATACGCTCGTCCGTTATGATATAGGACTCGTTGACTAAGCCCTATCTTCAAATTACCAACCGTATGCGTCAGCAACTAATTGCTTGCCAGACTCAGCAGCAACAGTATTCTTGCACGAAATTTCGTACAAGTCTCGACGCATAGCAACAACTAATGCTTCGATACGAGCTTGCTCTTCGGCAGTTGTAACCAACTGTGCTAGTTTACGTGCACCGATGTTAGAGTGGAAACCTTCGTCTCTTGCAATTTTAGCGTATGCGTTAGAAATGAATTCATCTTCGATGCACTCAGCCATTTGATCCCAAACAGCTTCGGCACGACCTTCAGCAACTAGTTGGTAAGCAGCTAGGGCGGCAGCATCTGATTCAGCACCGTATTTTGCTAACAGGCTAGCACCTTTAGCTGTTGGCTTGGCAGCTTCGGCGGAGATAGCTGCATTAACATCAACTGGAGCACCCGAAATGTGCTCGATCACTTCTTTTACTAGGCGAAAGTGAACAGCTTCGTCGTGCGCTTGCTGAGTAAGTAGCTGGAGTTCTACTGGATCAGCATCTGCTGGCATGTTAGCAATTGTTTGGCTGATTTCAACCATGTTCATACGCTCGTTGACCATGCGGCCAATAAAGTGTTCAACTAGTTCTTCCTGTGCTGGCTTACTGTCAAAGTAAGCCTTAACGTTGGCTTGGCTGGCTTTGAATAAGGCCTGGTTGTCCGAAACCAGCTTTTCAACGAATTGTTTTCCTGTTAGCATGTTTAATCCTTCATATATAGTTAGCTAATAAAACAAAGGCAGGCAAATTTTTTTGTGTCTTTGTAAATTTATTTACCTTTTTAGAGAAAATTTTATGAATAGCAAAATTTTTAATCATATCGTAGAAAAAATGAAAGATACCTTTCATTTACCCAAATATGACGAAATTCGCGCAGCATTTGGTGCTGATACCGACTTAGATGATTTGCCATGGACTCCTGCACGTAAGTTGAAGTTCCAGCAGGATTTACAAACTACATTTGGCGTGCCAGTTGAATTAGAAGGCACATTAGCTGAGCTGGTTGAGCGTACTGATGTGCGTTACCTGGCTTGGTTTTTTGGAGAAATTTGGAAGCCTAGAACTGAGCAGTATCAATGGACAGGATACCGTATTGCAGAAGAAATCTGTCGTGCCAATCCCAAACGAGTATTGGATGTCGGCTGCGGATATAATCCGTTCAAAGGACGTATTCCAAATCTTGTAGGTATCGATCCTTACAATAATTGTGCTGACTTTATGGTTGATATCTTGGATTATCATGTGGAGCCAGCCAGTTTTGATCATGTGATTGCGTTGGGATCAATCAACTTTAACAGCAGAGAGGACATTGAAGAACGTTTTGCTGCCACTATCAACTTGCTGGCACCTAACGGTCATTTATGGATGCGTTGCAACCCTGGACACAGTCATAAAAATGGACCATGGGTTGAAATATTTCCATGGTCCTTTGATGTGGCTTACGAGTTGGCTAAGAAATACAACCTGACTCTAGAAACACTTAAACAAGATCAAGATCGACTGTTTTTCTTGTTCAGGCGTAACGCTTAACCTACTAAGATTTTCTTCTCCGGCGGTACTACTACGCCGGTTGTTACTTCAATGTACTTGGCCTTGATGTCGTCCTTGGCATCAGCAATCATAGAGACGGCTGCACCGTACAACACAATTTCTTTATCCAAGTTACCACTGAACATGCTGGGCATCATTTGCAGGCCTTGCTGAGTTGGTGCCATGCTGATCGGCTGTTTGAGAATAAACATACCGTCGGTGACTTCCACAATTTTAGCAATCAACTCTTCGCCGCTGTTTAGTTTAAAAACCAGTACTTCGTCTTTTTCGATCTTCATCGTTATCCTTTAAGGTTAGTCCAAAATTCTTCAGATTGTCCAGCAAGTCCTTGATAGCCGCCAGGTAGCAATTCTGTACCATTAAAAATCTGTGGCACCGAACGCATACCTTGAGCCACTAAAAATTCTCGTGCACCGGGTTGCGATTCTATATTAACAGTTTGGTATTCTACTCCGCGACTTTCTAGTAGGGCTTTTGCACGATCGCAATATGGACAATTATTTTTTGTATATACAGTTAACATATCAATTTCCTAGTTTAAATTATAATAGATCTTGTTGGTGTTGTCAACATCAAACGGACTTGTTTACCACTTCAAATGTGATGCCGTTTTCCTTTTGGTATCTTAAGAAAAAGGCTAACCATTCGGCATCGGTTCCTTTTCCTTTTGCAGCAGTGGCTTCATCTTTCCAAACATATACTGTGTCGTTGACAATGCCAGTATCTTTGACCACTACAAGATCTCCACAGGCAATGGCCTTTTCTCTCAGTTCAAATTGTCGAATCTCAGCAGCACGAAACTGGGCTTGTTCATCAGCAGGTAGTGTTTCTACCCATTTATGCAAAGGCACAGCTGGCTGGCCGTCTTGAGTCTTATAAACAAATTCTTGGGCAACTGGCATGATTATAGATTGGGTAGTTGGTCGTAGTCTAAGTCATCGCTCATTACACCGATCACATAGTTTGTTGATTCTGTTTCTTGTAGAGCCGATTGTTTCTTGTGTATGTCGGTGTGCTTGTTAAACCACGGAATTGGTGTGGTTCGTGGTGCCGAGCCTTGGTATTTAATACCAATCTGCTTGAGTGCATCCACCGCAGTGTAGTCCACAAAGTCCATTAAGATATTAGCGTTGAGTCCAATGACAGGACCTTTCTTGAACAAGTATACAGCCCAGTCTTTTTCTTCGCGTATAACATCTTTGTAAATCTCATATACTTCAGCTTCGCATTCTGCTTTGGCTTCGGCAAAGCGAGGATCTTCTTTGGCCACTTGATTGATCAAGAAAGCAGTCCAGCCTTTGTGTAACAGTTCGTCTTGCAGAATTAGACTGATAATGTTACCGTTGCCGATAAAAATTTTGTTTTCAACCATGGCCAAACTGGTAGCAAAACTAACCATAAATCGGAATGCTTCTAAAGCATAGCTGGCATGTAAGGCTAACCAAATTGCTTTGACATGTTCCTTCTCAGTTACATTGTCAGGATTGAGTTCTTTACGGCTATTGAGTCTATGTAGGTAATCATAGTATTTGCCCACACTACTGGCCATACCCACAATCTCTTCAGTATCATGAATTGTGTTAAACACGTCCTTGGGTACGTTGTAGATGTTGCGGATGATGTGACTATAGCTGCGACTATGAATGTTTGTTTCAAAGAAACTCCAATTATACATTAGTGCTTCTAGCTCAGGCAAACTAACACAAGGTGTAAACACTTGTGCAGGACCACGTCCTTGCAAACTGTCTAAGGCTGTTTGACGTAACAAGTTACTGGTAAAGATGTGTTTGACAGCCTCAGTGGCATCTTTAAAGTCGCCAGCGTCTTTGGTTAGGCTGATTTCTTCGGGCACCCAAAAGAAACCACGTGCTGTAGTTTCAAAGTTGGCAATCTTGTTGTACTTGACTTCTTCAAAGCGTTGGATAGTGACTGGACCAGCAGGATCCAGAAACATCTTGCGATTCAAGTAATCTGTTTTTGTTTTTAAGTTATATTGTGCTGTGCTCATAGTTTATCTTCTTTAGTATAATTATAATCATTCCAAACATTTCTGTTTTGTACTGCTGTTTCTTTTAGCAGTCTCCAGGTGCGTTCACTGGCTGTTTCGGTCCAAGTAAAATGTAAACCGCTGACTGGTGCTCTTCCTGTACGTCTATCAAACAATTCTTTATGTTGGTAATAATACTTTAACCAAACAATTTTACCACTAGTAACTCGAGTTGGTAGGAAAGCAAACTGTTTACTTTCCATAGTTGCCCGAAGCTAGAACAATTTTACAAATGTGTTCCAATCGTTCAATGTGTTCGTAGGCACGCCAGGGGCTGGTATCAATTGCTACAACCCCGTGTCCTTTGATTCCCACAATGTCATATGCAATATTTCCAGCACTATCTAATTTTAACATCTTGTGGCACTGGTCTGCAAGCTCTTGGCTAATAGGAGCAACATCTCCCACATTAGGAGCTACCTTTGTATAACGATTTAGTTCCGGAAACGCATTGCTGACGGTGCTGAGATCAATTCCGGCATGCATAGCTGCAATACAGTAAGTGGGATGCACATGAACAACTACTCTAATTTCTCCCGAGTGTTGTCCCATTGCTCGCTGTAGGCCAAAGTGTAACGGTATCTCGCCGCTGGGTATGAGTTTTTCACTAATGTCAGTGTATGGTAGCACGACCCAATTAGTAGCTTCGTCGGGACGTCTTGTTATGCCAATCTTCTTGAACTGATCTGGTTGTAGTGTTTGTTTACGCACACCCGACGGTGTGATATAAAAGTGATCTCTATCGTGATGGCGAATACTGACATTGCCATCACGGCTGGTAATCCAGTTACGCTTGTAAGCGTCTACCATGATGTCGCAAATAGTTTCTAACATAATGAATTCTCCACAAGTGCAACCACTTGCTGTGCAGTGGCAGGTGCCAAGGTCCAGCCCAAATGACCATGTCCTGTATTATAAAATACATGCGGGTACTTCCGACTCTGTTTGACTATGGGCATCATGTTGGGAGTCATAGGACGAAGACATGCCCACTGAGTATAATCACGTGTGTCAATTTTGGGAAAATTGGTGTGTACCCAATCCAACAAGGGTTTGGTTCTGTCAAATCGAATGTCATAGTTTTCACCAGCAAACTCTGCTGTACCTGCCACACGCAGTCTATTTCCCAGAGTCGATGTAACTATTTTTGCTTGATCATCTAGTAGACTGACTGTGGGCAGTAGATCTGGATCAACATTGTTAATGGTAACTGAATATCCTTTGACTGGGTAAATGTCTAAGGAGTCTCCAGCAGTCTTGGCCAGCTTGACACTGCCCACGCCGTTAGAAACAATTACCGCATCATACAATGCCACATCTGCAATGTGCTCTACTGAGTAATTGTAAAAGAATTTTACACCGTATTTGTTCTTCAGTATCTGTTCCATTTCGCAACAGAACTTGTGTATGTCGCCCACCGAATCACTTTTGGTCCAAGCACCGCCTATGACTGTGGTCATGTCAGACATAGCAGGTTCTTTGTTGACAGTTTCGTCTGCAGTCAGTATATCCCATTCGCATCCAGCAGATGTGTACAGTTCCTGCACTTCTTTGCTGCTTTCAAAATAGTCAATGCTCTTATAAAAATGCAGAATACCACAAGCACTATAATCAAATTTTACATCTTCTTCTTGGAGAATTTGATTGTAAAGTTTTCTGGCCTCGAGGCCCATGTGTATGGTTTTGGTAGTATTTGCTCGATAGTGACCGCACACGGTGTGGTACAAGAATTTGGCCATCCACCGCCACTGTGCCCAATCCAATCTGGGACGAATCAGCAAAGGTGCATCCTTACGGAACATCCATCGAATGCCTTTTTTAATGTTGCCCCAGGTAGTCCAAACTTCGCTGTTGCTGACACTGATCTGACCGCCATTGGAAAAACTGGTCTTCATTGCGGGATAATGTTCCTTTTCGTATACAGAAACATCGTATCCTTTTTTTGCCAGGTAGTAAGCTGTGGTGATCCCAAC